GCAGATTACCGGGCGCGGCAGCGGTATCTTGATACGCTGCTGAAACTGCGCGATGCGTTTCCTGCTCGGAAGCAAGAGATAACTGCAAAGGTGGCGGTAGATGGCGACAAGGGTCTTATCGAGCGAGTCAAAGGGATTAATGCCGAACTGGTGGCCGCCGAAGAAGTTACGCCGGAACCTGACATGGCGAACGGCGCTGCTGGAGAAGGCGCGGGATGATACGAGCTATCAGAGCGGGCAGCTTGCGCTTTGTGCTGACGACATCCTGTATTGGTTCGACGCGTTCATGTGGACCTACGACCCGTGGCGGCGGTTTGGCTCTGTGCATGTGCCGCTGGTGCCCTGGGCGAGTCAACAGGAGCTTATCTTGACGATGCAGGACCACATCAAGCGCGGACAGGATTTGGGCGTCGAGAAATCCCGCGAGACGGGAGTTAGCTGGTGTGCGCTCGGCGTGCTGCTGTGGTTCTTCCTGTTCGTGCCAGATAGCCCGTTCCTCATTGGTTCCCGAACTGAACTTCTCGTGGACAAGCGCGGCGACCCTGACACCCTCTATGCGAAACTTGATTATGCGCTGTCATGGCTCCCGGCCTGGATGCGGCCTGAGCAGGAGCGAACTCACCTGCACCTGCGCAACCTGCGCAATGGCAGCGTGATTGACGGTGCGTCAACGACCGCGGAGATAGGGCGTGGTGGCCGACGACTTGCGATATTGCTGGATGAGGCTGCGTTCTTCGAAAACCTTGACGAGGCGCTATCTGCAACTGCCGACGTTACTCCCTGCCGTATCTTCATCAGCAACCCGCACGGTGAGGCGAATGCGTTTTACCGGCTGCGCTCCAGCGGCAAGACGAAATTCCTGACGATGCCGTGGTGGCAAGACCCACGCAAGAACGCGGGGCTTTACTACGATGAGAAGGGTAAGCCTCATAGCATCTGGTATGACGCAGAGGTTAAACGCCGTCTGACGAAGCGAGAGGTCGCCCAGGAGCTTGATATAGACTATCTGACAAGTGGCTCGATGTTCTTCGATTCTGACGTGTTGGCGCGTATCAAGTCAACCGATGTGCGGCTACCGTTCGAGATAGGCGAGCTGGCGTTTGAGTATGACCCTGAGCACATGCGAGTAACTCCAGGGCAGTTCGAGCCAGATGGCGGCAAGCGACGGCTGCGGCTCTGGTGCCAGTTGCACTCTGAGACCCGGACACCACCGCGAGACGTCAACTATGCGCTCGGCTGTGACATCTCGGCAGGACAGGGCGCATCAAACTCTGTCATTTCAATCGGGCGAGTTGACACCGGCGAGAAGGTGGGCGAATTCACCTGCCCGGACACTATGCCGCACGAGCTTGCACGCGTGGCCGTTGCGCTTGCCAAGTGGTTCGCAGGGCAGAATGGCCATGCTTATATCGCCTGGGAATCAAACGGGCCTGGTTTGATATTCGGCAAGGAAGTCCTGACGCTCCATTATCCTTACGTCTACTACCAGCGACAGGAAGAGGCGGCCACACCGCACGCAGGGCGAACACATATACCTGGATGGCATAGTAGCAGGCGCGGTAAAGAATTGCTCTTAGGGCAGTACAGGGCGGCTCTGGCGAAGTCTGAGGTAATCAATCGCAGTGAGGCGGCAGTAGATGAGGCGTTCGGATACGTCTATTTGCAGAATGGGGGTATCGGACCGTCTCAGACGGGTGAGGATGAGGAGTCAGGTGCAAGAGCGACTCACGGCGATAGGGTGATGGCGGATGCGGTGCTGACGCTGGCGATGTCAGAACAGCCGAAGGCGAAAGCGCCGGAGGTAAAGAATCCCGTCGGTAGCTACGGTTGGCGGCAAGACCGAGCACGTCAGAAACGCAAGCTGGAGGGAACATGGTAAGTAGCCCGACATTCATTGCGAAGTTGCAGACGGCGGTAAAGGCGTCTGATAAGCACATGGAGACCTACCGCAGTAAGCGCGTGGAGGCGCTCAAGTACTATGTTGGCGTGCACTACGGGGCAGGTGGTTCAGTGGTGCGAGCACCTTTGAATATGATATTCTCGGCGGTGTCGGTGCTGGTGCCGCACCTGGTCAGCCAGAATCCGCACGTTGAGACTCACCCGAAGAACAACCCGGCTTTACGCCCGTTTGCCGAGACGTTCAGGCTCGCGATTGAATACGTGATGCGCGAGATAGAGCTTTCCGAGACGTTGATGCAGATAGTCTTCGACTCGATGTTCGGTGCAGGCATAGCAAAGGTAGGCATATTCAAGACGGGCGAACGGGAGGTGCATGGGTACACACACGATTTGTTACAGCCGTTCGTTGACCGTGTGGACCTGGACGATTACTTCTGCGATATGAGCACGAAGCGGCGGGATAAGATGCGGTATGAGGGTAACAGGTATCGGGTGCCGCTGGCGTGGGCGAAGGAGACGTATGATAACGCCGAGATGCTCGACCCGCACTATCAGGATGAGCAGGCAGGCGATACAGCGCACAAGATAGGTGGGCGCGGCGGCATCTTCGACGAGGAGATTGAGGACTACGTTGAGATTCAAGATGTCTGGCTACCTGATGAGGGGCTTCTGCTGACGATACCGGGTGAGGGGCAGGGCACGGGGGCGCTGGATGAGGTTGAATGGGAAGGGCCGGAGCGTGGGCCTTACGGGATGCTTGGCTACTACACCGTGCCAGATAATCTATTGCCGCTTGCACCTGTGGCGATGTGGCGCGACCTGCACGAGATGATTAACACGCTTGCCAGGAAGTTCAAGAACAAGACGGAACGGCAGAAGGATGTCGGATACTATGAGGCGAAAGCTGCCGACGATGCGGATAGGGTAAAGACCGCGGCAGATGGCGATATGGTGCGCGTAGACAATGCACAGGGTATCGGGCAGATGAAGTTCGGCGGCGTGGATAACGCTGGCTGGTTTGCGCTTGGGCAGCTTATGCAGTATTTCAGCCGTCAGGCGGGCGGGATTGACCAGCTCGGCGGGCTTCGAAGTGAGGCGCAGACGGCAACCGAGGCAGGTATGTTGCAAGGTAACATGTTCTCCCGGCTCGGCTACATGGAGAGCCGCATCTACCAGTTCACGAAGAAGATAATGGGGCAGATAGCGCATTACCTGTTCTACGACCCGGAGGCGCAGATTCCTGTCGTTAAAGAGATTGTGGGCACAGACATCAAGGTTCAGGAGATTTTCAGCGCGGATAGGGTCGAAGGCGACCTGATGGACTACGCGGTAGATATCGAACCCTATTCGATGCGCATAGTCTCGCGTGAGGAGCAGGCGAAGCGTATTGTGGACTGGGCGACGGGTATTGTGCTACCGACTGCACAGTTGAGCGCGGCGCAAGGTCATTATCTGGACGTGCCGAAACTGGTAAAGGTGCTTGCTGACAAACTTGACATCTCGGAAGCCGACGAATTGTATGTAGAGGGCGCACCGATGCAGGCACCGGCGGTTAGCGGGGGTGGGCGGCAAGAGCAGGGTGGCGGCGGTGCACGGCCAGCAGCCCAGGGTGCAATGCCGGGCATGGGTCAGGTACCGGGCGAGCAGAGCCAACCCCAGCCCCAGCCAGAAGCGGCAATGCAAGGAGCGGGATAATGCCAGCGGGCTTGATAAAGAGTTTGGCTAAACGATACGGGGTCTCAACTGAGAGGGTTGAGTCGGCCTGGAGTGCTTGCAAGGGCGCGATACACCCCAAAAGTGGCGGGCAAGACGGCTATGGTATTGTAGTGAACTGCGTCAAGGCGAAATTGCGGAAAGGCGGCGAGAAGACCGCTGAGAAGGCATATAGCAAACGGGCAAAGAAACTCGGCGTTAACGTAGGAGATTGAAAGTGCCAGTTGGAGACCAGACAGGGCCGCGAGGTGACGGGCCAATGACGGGTCGGGGCTTGGGCTATCCTGTAACGGGCAAGCCGGGCTATAAGGTAGCGGGTGCCGGACGTTATGCGCCTACGGGTGTATCGAGGCGGCGCAAGCGGAAAGTGCGAAGCACGGCGTCGGCGGTTGCCGCATATCAGAAGCGGGCACGCCAGTTGAAGATACCGGGGGTATAATGCCAAGTTACTGTTTCAGACGGGAAGATGGCCGAGTAGTCGAGCGGTTCTTATTCAACTTGGAGGGGACGCCCGTCACAATAACTTGCGAGGATGGCCAGGTAGCGAGCAGGGACTATGCGGCTGAGGGCCGACATGATGACTCGACGCGGATGGGCTGGCCGATGTTCTCAGATGCGGCTGGGGTGCATCCAAACCAGGTAGCAGAGGCGAAACGTCAGTCTGGTGGCCTACTTGAGTTCGACCCAGACGGTCGGGCGAGATTTAACAGCCCGCAGCATCGCAAAGCCAGTCTGAAACATATCGGGATGGTAGACTTGGAAGGGAACGATGGATAAGGCCACAGGATTCGTCAGAGCGTTAACAGTGCGCCTCTACGCAACGCCCAGCGAGAATATCGGGTCCGAGGCATGGTATGGGGTGGGTTGGGGCCAATTTTTGATTTGAGTGGCGTACAGGGCCGTTCTACGGCATTTGTAGCGAAATCGGAGTTTTGTGCAATGTGCGCGGGAAACTGCACAAATGCACAAACACATAAATTCGGACTTCGGGAAATTGGATAGAGCAGGAGGATGGACAGATGGGTAGCAACTTACCGGACGAGGAGACGGCGCTTAAGCTCGATGAGGCGGACCCTACCCTTATGGCAGTAGATGACGAACTGACTGAGGATGGGCAACCCATTGAGGAGCCGGACGAAAAAGAAGAGCCGGAAGAATTGGAGTCGGACGAGGTGGAAGGCGAGGAGCCGGAGGAAGAAGAAGAAGCAGAACCGGAACTCGACCCGCGCCTTGTCCATGCCGCAGAGTGGGCCGGTCTGAGCGCAGATGCCCTTCAGGCAATGCCGGAGGAGGCCAGACAGTCCGTTCTTGCGAAGCTCGCTGACGCTGAGGATAAGTTCAGCCGCGACTTGGGATTGCTCGGCCAGCAGGTGCAAAAGCCTGCTGAGCAGCCAAAACCTGAGCCGAGAAAGACTGGCCAAGCAGGCGCAGCCCTTGACGAGCCTTTCAGTTATGCGCTGAACGACGAGGCGAAGGAGATACTTGGCGAGGATGCAACGAAGCAACTCACCGAACCTGCGGAACAGTATATCAATACGTTGCGCAGCGAGATGGTGGCGCTTCGGGAGCAGGTGCAGACGCAGCAAGAGGAGAGATTGTTAAACCAGGCGGATGAGGTTTTCTCGAAGTATCCCCAGTATGAGGATACGTTTGGCAAAGGCAAGACTACGGCACTGTCCGAAGAATCGGAGCAGGGGAAGGCGCGTATAGCGGTTTTCCAGCTTGCCGACCAGATGATGGCCGGTGCGAATTCTAAGGGCATTCGTTTGAATACTGCCGATGCCATTCAGAGAGCAATCTTCATTCAAACTTACGATAGAGCACAAGAACTCGCACGGAAGGAACTCGCGGGCAAGACAGCCAAGCGTGGTAAGCAGGCAATTTCGAGGCCAACTCAAAAACAGACGAAGCGGCATTATGCTTCGCCGGACGCGAAGGCGACCGAGGTGGCCAAAGAAAAGATGGAAGAGCTCGGCATGTCGCCCGAGGTCTGAGAAGCGCGGGTATAGGAGAATAAACAATGGCGGCAGGTGTAGATAATAGCGCACTGCTCGACCTGATAGCTACTACGACCAAGAACTTGCCGTCAGGTGAGTTTGAGGTTGCCCTGGAGTATCAGAACTACGAAGTGATGGACAGGTGGTTCAGGGGCGACCGGAAGGAGGTAGATTCAGGAACGAGCGTGCAGAGGAACATCATTCTGGACGCAAGTGGCAACGCGACGTATGTCCTCTTGAACCAGAGAACGGCGATTAACATTGTCAATGTTATGAGCCAGCTTGACGTTCCGTGGACTCAGGCTCAGGTGTTTTGGGCTGTCGAGCGAAGGGAAGTCTTGCGCAACCGGAAACCGGCGCGGTTTGTTGAACTGCTCAAGGGTCGGCGCACCGAAGCATGGTGTGCCCTTGCCAATATCCTTGAGGAACGGGCATGGGAAGCGCCCGACAGTTCGACGGACACGCTCCATCCGTACGGAATACCTTACTGGGTGCCGCAGCTTGCAAGTGGCGCGGGTGAGGGGTTCTACGGTGGGTCGGCGTCCGGGTTCACATCAACTGCTGGTATTGACCCTGCGACGAGCGGCGACAATACCACGTCAATCGCGGGTGGCAAGCCGAAATGGCGTAGCTATTGCGCTGGCGGCACTGGATACTACGAGAGCGTGAACAGAACCGCAATCAAGACGATGCGTAAACTGTTCCGCAGTATCAACTTCCAGGCACCGTTTGTGGCTCGCGACATCGTTAAGGGGCCGTTGGCGAAGTATCGCATCTACATGAACAACGACACTATTGGCGAGTACGAGGATTACGCGGAGAGCAAGAATGACAAGCTCGGCCGCGACCTTGTGCCGTTCTACGGTGTAACGGCGTTCAAGCGGACTCCGATAATCTACGTCGCGCAACTTGACGATGATACTCTGGACCCGGTTTACTTCATTAACCATAACAAGTTCAAACCGTTTGTGCTGAGTGGGGACTACCTGCGAGAGGACGGCCCCTACAAGGACGTTGAGCAGCACAACACGTTTGTAACCTTCGTTGACTTGTCTCACGCCTTCGTCTGCCTGAATAGGCGGGAACAGGGTGCGATGAACAAGATAGCGTAGGTCGCTTGAAGGCGGGGGAGCCGCGGAGCGGAGCTTCGGGCAGACCCCGACAATGGTGGGCGGCGGACAAACGTAACGTCGCCCGCAGCCTTTACTTCTGGAGATAGGAAAATGGCAGTACAATACGAGAACACGCCCGTTGACGTAAAGAGAGTTTACTTCACGGGCACTGACACACTGTACGAGGGCTATGCCCT